ACACCGCCAACAACCGGCGTGACGGTGCCGCTCGTGACGGTCACGTCTGCCGTGATGGTGTAGGTGTAGCCGTTCATAATGGCGGCCACCTGAGAAAGAGAGGCGTTTGTGTTGGTCGCCACGGCATTGAAGTTGGTCAGGTCGATAGACCAGCCTGCACCCTTGGCCCAGTCCAAATCCTGACCGAAGCCGCCAGTCGAGATGAAGTTGTTCGACAGGCTCGGGCGGTTGATGCTGTTATCGTTCGCCATATAGCCAAGGCTACGGCCGAAATAATATTCAGGGCTTTGTTCGTTGTCGATCGACATCGAATTATGATACGACGCGCCAGTATCGCCGGTCGCGTGAGGGCTAGAATACCAGAAGCAAGGGCCGTTTGAACAACCGAATTCGATACGGTTTCCTAAGAACTGATTACCGGCGCCGCCGAACTGAGGCATCGAAATAATGCCACCGCCTGAATATTGGTTCATCCATGACATGTTATCGGAAATATTTTGCGCGTAACCATGCGAGAAAATGGAAAACTGCGACTTGATAGTACGCGGCAGGGTGTTGGCGGTCGTCGAACAGCCGGATACAGCCAAGCCAGTACCCATATCAATCGGGCAACCGACAATAGTACGGGCGCGGGCCATACTGACATTGTTCAACTCGAGCGCGTTCTTGGCGCAGCAGCCGCCATTTTGCTGGGTGTTACCGATAAGGCCAACCGGCACAACTTCATAGTTGCCGCTCATATAAAGGTTGTTGATCGAAAGCTCGGTCGCGCCGTTCATGTCGATGGCGAGCTTGCTGGGCGAGCTGGTGGCAACGCTGTTCGAGCTGATAGTCAGCGCGCCTGCGCCGGTCGAGGTTTCCTTGGTGGTGGCGTCCATGTTGCCGGGCGAGACGCCAAACATCGACACAAAAGAGTTGTTGGTGAGCTGCCAACGATTGTTCAGGTCACAGCCGTTGCCAACCTGAATGCCGGTGCGGCGCGTGGTGGCGCTTGCGGCTGCGGTTGCAAGAGTGGCCTGATCGCCGCTGCCAGCGCATTGGGCGATGATTGGGGCCGCATTCTGGCCGCCAGGCAGAGCATAAAGACCATCAAGGCCAGTCTGACCCGAGATTTTAGTGGTGGTTGCATTCCACTGGCCGCTTGCGCTTGAATAAACGAAAGTCGTCGCGCCATTGGCCGAGAAGTTGGTCGGCGCACCGTTGAGCGTGCCGCCGTTGAAAGTAACGGCGGTGACATTCTGCTTGCTGAAAATGGTGATGAGGTCGCCATTCGAGGGAGAGGCGGGCATGGTTAGGGTGAGGGCGGCCAAGGTGCCAGCCGGTTCAATGAAGACGGTGCTTTGATTAGCGCCGGTGAGGGCGAGGGTGTTGCCAGTAGTCGGCACAAAAGTCTCGGTCGCCATGGTCACGCCGTTGCGCGTCCATTTGGTCGGTGCGGCTTCAGCTACGCCAGCAAAAGCGAGCGAGGCAATCAGCAACAGACTAGCGATAATCTTCTTCATAACCGTTCCCCTTAGTTCAATGACCAGTCGCCCGTAGCCGACATAATAACCCAATCACTTGCATTCAGTCTGCGGATTCGCAGCGTACCTTTTGAGAGCGACACAATGTTGCCGCCCGGCTGGCTTTGCTCATTGCCTTGATAAGCAATATCATTGGCTTGAAGGTCAATCAACATGCCAAAGGTGGTTTGATTGGCAAACTCAAATTCAACTACCTGACTCGGGTCGGCGGCCGGGATGGCAACGGTGATTTGGCCGGTCGCGCCTTTATTCGAGATACACTTGCCGGTATCGGCTGCGGTGAGTGACACATTGACAGTCGTGTTCACGTTGACGGCGGCTTGGCGCACGATGTCTGAAACTGTGGTTTTTACGGTGACATTGCCAGAACCGTTGTTCTGAACAATCGGGACAAGCTCCGCGCCTGTAAGGGGGCCAGCACTAGGAAGCCCAGAGATTTTAGTGTCAGCCATTTTCTTCTTCCTTATTGCAAGTGACTATAGAGGTCTTTTGGCCCAGCTTCAAGGCCCGTTGTAGGTGATGACATCAAGCCCAATGAATGCGCCGTCTTCAGTCAACAGCGCGTCGCCGGTCTCGAGCAACAGTTTCCATGGGGTCGCGGTGTCGCCCACGATCTCAAACTCAATGATTCCAGTGTCGGTGCCGATGCTGTTCTCATCGTCAACGCGCGTGCGGAAGTCGTCATACCAGCCGCCAACTTGCGACAGCTCGGTCTCTTTCTGATACCAGACAAAGCAGTTGAAGGTGAGGGTGTAGCGGTTAATATTGCTTCCCCCCTCGGCACCGCTGGTGTTGAGGAAGTTGACCGGCAACCGGCTGATCTTGAAGAAGTTTGCCTCTTGGGTCTGCTGGGCTTGAATGCTGCGAAGTGCGGCCATGACTTCCCATCGGCGCGACAGTGCGGCATTGTCGCGACTGAAGAGGTCAATCTGAATGGCATCGCAGGTCTGCACGCGCTGAATCTCGAACTCGCGGAAGAAGATTTCTGTCTCATCGGAAAGATAAGCGCCATCCTCAGTGACAAGAAAGTCACCATTCTCTGCCAAAATGCGCGCCGGTCGATTGTCGCGCTCTTCCATGTAGGTTTGCGCCGAGACAGGGCGTGAGTCGACCATACCGACGACGACATAAAGGCCAGTGTTGGGCGGCACCGAGCGGTTCTGGTAGCGCAGCCAGATTTGACTATCTGTTAAGCCGAGTTGGCCCTTCAGAATGTCGATGATGAATTGCTCGGCTGTCTTATCCATTATCCGGCCCCACATAATCCTCGACGACATGATACTCTATATAGTTGTTTAGGCGATAGTCTTTCACGCCCATGACCTTGAATTGCTTGTCGGCATAAACGATCTTGTTACCGGGCAAAAGATTGAGCGAGCCGGTCAGGCAATGGATTTGCAGCCATTCCCAATGACGCTGACCCTCGGGCTTAAGCTTCAACTCGTTCGGAGAGAGAGGCTGAATCGTTCCTTTGAAAGTGACCAGAGTTGCAGCCGTTTGGACAAAGCCATCGACAATGGTCTCGGTGATTTGCTTGATGGTGATCTTGGTGAACCAGCCAGCAAAAGCCGCGCTCATTTGGGGCATTCCCGAAAGCTGGTTAAGGGGCTTGGCTGGCATTAGAAGTCACCTTTCTTCACGACATCGCTTGTGATGCTGCGGCGCAATTCGCCGGTGTCAATGAGGGGCTTGCTTGAGCCTTTGCGGGCGACTGTCTCCGGGGTGTTGGCGGGCCATTTGCCATAACCGCCTGTGCTGAATGCCTGCTTAACGTAACCCTCGGCCGCCATGCCAAGGATTTTGAACACGGTCACGGCGTCACCAGCTTCCACAGCTTTACGCACCGCTGGGCTGTCCATCGACTTCACAATCTCTTTGGCGTGCGTCTCGACCGGCATCCGCAAAAAGGAGCGGGCAGGGATGTTGTTTGTCTCGCTGCCGAACTCATGGATGACGCCGATCTCGCCATTATCCATTCCCGAGTCGTCGTTACCTTTGCGGGCAACATCGCTGCCCAAGATGCCAACCCGAGCCACCAGACTGTCACCCAGCTTGCGGGCAATGTCCTCAAGTCCATCAAGGTTAAAGCTGATCTCGGTCTGCTGCGCCATTATGGAGTCGTCCCCCCGCAGGCAATGCCCACATTGCCCACAAGCATAGGCAACACAAGCGACAGGTATTTCATGCCGTATCCCGTCTGGGCATAAATGGCAAAGCTCGGGTTGGCAAGATAGGTCGCGGGGATGCTATAGCTCTCCGACACGCTGCCAACAGAGCGAGAGGCCACGGGGAATGACCCGGTGCCGGATATACCAGCCGCAGCGTTCCGCATGTCAACCGCGAGATAATGGGCGGTCAGGTAGAGGTAACACAGCTTGATGACGTCATCGCCACTGAAGAGGGACTGGTTGAAGTTGACCTGCGCCTCGCCAAATGCGCGGGTGATGTCTGAGTCCTGCACATAGTTGTCGGTGCTGTCATCAACCACGGCCCACTTGGCGGTGTCGGTGCCGGGCGTAACCCCGGTGGTGCCGTTTGCAAGGCAGTCATAAAAAAGCTCGGTCACTGCGTAATAGACTCGGTTGCCAGCATTGTAGAGCTTGGCCGCGTCATAGCTGGGCAAATATGGGAAGTCCCGGCGAAAAAGAGCTTTGAAATCTGCAACCGTTATCGTGTTCAAGTCCATCATCATTCTCCAAGAAAAACCCCGTAAGCCATTTTCAGACTTACGGGGCTTCGGGCTGCGCGGGGGTTATCCCTTCTTATTCCTTGCCGAAAACCATTTCTTTGGCTTCATCTTCCTTAGCGCCTTCAGCGATAAGTGACTGCACCTGAAGATTGGCCGCCGTAAGCTCTTCAACCGTCATGCCGCGCTTTTCAGCTTCAGCCGCAAAGGCTTTGGCCTGCAGCTCAGGCGCGCTCGGCTCGAGCGGTGCCTTTTCTTTGACCTCGGCCAAGTCTTCGACCGGCGCGAGTGGGGCGGGGGCCGCGAATGCCTGTGTGGCCTCTTCCAAGTCCTGAAGCTCGGCACCGAAGAGCCGCTTCAGTTTCTTGGCGAGAGGTGCAGGAAACGCCATGACCGCCATGGGGGCGAAGTGCACGCCCTCTGCGACAGTAATGGTGCGCTCGCCTTTATTGAGAAGTTTGATTGTCGGTTCGCTCATCATCGTTCCCCTTATGAGTTCCAGTCGAAGTAAAGCACTTCAAGCGGGCGATAAGCCTTGGCACCAGTAAACTGACCATAACCGACGTTCTGATACTGGAAGCCGTTGATGGTGTTCTGCAGGGTGGTTGTGTAGTCAACCGGGATGTCCATGCGGATGGTGTCTTCATCATAACGCATGAGGGTGTAACGGTTCTTATTCAGACCGGACACGTCAGCGTTGTTTGCCTGATCGGCATAAGCCAGCGGCAAAATCTTGAAGTTGGGGTTCATCGTCACGGTCTTGAATGCGTCGAGCAGGTAGTCGAGCATCTTGACAGGGAAGGTGCCAGCGGTGCCGGGAACCAGAGTCGCCAGACCGTTGTAATCCGCTTCAGGGATATAGAAGCGGTCGGGGTAAGCGGTGCGACCGTTGTTTGCGCGGAAGGCTTCAACGAGACCGGCAACAAAGGCGCTGAACTGGGCCGCGTTCATCGACTTAATATAAGTCGTGATGATCGAGATGTTCGAGTTCACATCGGCCTGAGTCAGCAGACCCTTGACGCTGGTGTTGGTGCGGCTGCCCAAGAAGGCGATGCGCTGAATGCCCAAGTCCCAGTTGCGCTTGCGGCTGCGCTCCTTGGCTGTCACCAAGTCCCAATTGCCAGCGCGGGCGGCCTGCTGAATGTCGAACAGGTTATAGGTGAGCTGCTTGCCCCAATTGACAATCGGCACAAGGATGCTGTCAACCGCTGCATCAACTTCAGCCAGTCGGCCACCGTTGACGGCAGTGTTCACGATGCCTTGCTCGAAGTCGCCGCCGAGCTGGAAGTCACGATAGGTGAGGAGCTGGCTTGCCCATGCGCCTTCACCAACGCGAACCGGCAGATAATCAGCAGGTGCGACCGTGAAGAACTTCTGTTCGACAATGCGCTTTGTGATACCGGTCAGGGTGGTGATATTTACATCGACGCCGAGGTCGTTGCAAATTTCCTGATTGCGGTGCGCGACCATTGCCTCGAGGTCGGTAAGCTCGATGAACTGGCCCTTCGAGTTCTTGATTTCGGTCTGCAACATGGCTTTTTCTCCTGCTTCTTCTTATTAAACGAGTGCATAAGTGATGGTGAACGAGATCGAGGTGCCACCAGCAGCCGCCGTGCCGACGTTAACAGCACTAAGCGATTCGGTGACCGTAAGGTCTTGGCCGAACTTAGCGCCGACGTTAGCGGCAAGGGGCAGGATGATTGCGCCATTGGTGAGCGCGGCCTGACCAACAACCGCGACTTTTTCAGCCGAGGTGGTTGACTGAAGATCGACGCTTGTGTTGGTGGTGAAAGCACCGGTGACGCGATACGCCCAATTTGTGACGCGGATTTTCTTGCCAGAAACAGCCGGGACAAGCGTCTTGCCTGCGTTGATTTCGGCGAGTGTGGCCGTGACAACAACGGTGCGAGTTAAGCCGGGCTGTGAAGCGACCTTTGGCGTCTCGATGAACACGCGGATGAGGTCATTGTTGGCCGAAGCCTTGTCATAGGCAAAACCAACAGTCGGTTTGATACCGGCAGACGGGCCAACCTTGTTCGCTACATAGTCGAGTTCAACAGCGCCCAGACGCGAGATTGCGGCGTTGGCCGTCATGAACATGAAGGTGCCATTGATCGCAATTTCGAGGCGGCTGTTGGCCGGATAGTTGGCATCCTTGAAGTTGCGCGTCACGAAACCGAACACGGGGTCGGTGTTCGATGTCACAGCGGTTACGGTCGGCACACCTGATAGGGTGTCGAGAACCTTGACGGCCTGACCAGGGATAAGGGCAACGGACTCGGAAGGGTTGACAAGACCGGAGACGATCTGAACGCCCTGAACGGTCATGTCGATTTCGCCCTGTACCGGAGTTTGAGCGAACTGATTGATATTGAGTGCCATTTTACTTCTCCCTGTTAGTTCGAACCATAACGTGACTGACCGCGCGCGGTCTTATCCTGACCCGTCTCAATGGCAGGACTCGCGGCAACCTTCAAGTGGGCATTCCGCAGCTCGTCATAGCTCTTGCGGCCCTCGGCCTTGTTGGTGATTTCCTTGGCCTTGGCTTCAGCAGCCTTGCGCTCTTCAGCGGCCTTGGAGTTGGCCTTTTCTTCAGCGGCTTTGTCCTCTTCGGCCTTTTTCTTTTCGTCGGCGTCTTCGTCGGCTGAGTTTTTCTTGGCGTTCTTCAGCGAGTTGTAAGCTGCAACCAAATCCTTGAGGGTCATGCTCTCATCGCCAACCGGCACCATCTCGTTCATCTTTTCCTCATCGGCGAGCTTCTTGGCGTCGTCGTCTGTGGAAGAGTTCTTCTTTTCAGCGGCAAGCTTGGCGGCCTTATCGGCGGCCACAGAGTTCACCATCTCCTGCACAGAGATGACAGAACCGTCGATCTCGACAAAGGTGTCAGCGTCAATCTTATCGGCTGTCACCGGCTCGCGCTTGGTCTTGAAGAATGAAAACATCGTTTTAGGCTCCTTCTTATTGGTCAGCTCATTGAGCTTTTGCTTTTTTTCGGCCTGATAGGACTTAAACCCATCTGGCGACAAAATGCAAGCCCCCTCATAGCGGGGGTCATCGACGATGGCAAGGTGGGTAAATTCACCAGCCATGATGCGACGGTCATAAGGGATGTTGTGCCAGAGGCCGCCTTTGTCATCCCACTGCGTTGGGACATAGGCATTCGAGACCGCCCAGCCGCGCTGAATCGCTTCATGCGCCGCGTCATCAACCGCAACAAATTTGACCCAGCACCAGCCATCAAGCTCGTTGTAAAAGCTATCCGAGATATAGCCAGCCGCCTGCTGCTTGAGGTTGTCGAGGTCAACTTTCTGGTGGCCGATAAAGACCGGCTTGCCGACAAAAGACGCGGCCATGGCCTTCATTTGGTCAGCTTCGACGAGGATTTTCTCGTTCAAATAGCCACAAATGCCCGGCTGCATATGCTTGGCATAGAAGGTCTTTGGGAATTGAGATGCGTTCTCGAGTTCGGACAATTTAGCCTCGTTCTTTTGTCACATAATACGCGATTAAGGGATTAGTGCAATAGGGACACACCGGCAGCCATAATCCTCGCCGGGGTGATTGCGCGCACCGGTGCGCCGATTGGTGACTGGTGGCGAGTCCCATGAAAACTGTTTGCCGTTTAGATCGCGGTGATCTTGGCGCTCGCGTTCATCGTCTGCGCCGTCCCAGATATAGCCGGTTGAGCCAATGTCACGATAGCGTGACTCATGGTATTTAGACATTAGAAGCGACGTCTCTTGGCGCGCCAAAAAAGTGGCCTTTGCCTTGCCGACTTTGCGGTTGTCCATGATTGTCTTTACCAAGTCAGCCGAGCGGCGACCTGCAAAGGCGTTTGTTGCGATGTCTTGGCGCAGCTTGAGGATATTATCGGCTGTCCAGTTTTTAATATACAGGTCAAGGTTAAGCGCCCATTCACTTGCCAGCATATCAACGCTGGCTTGGGTGAGGGTAGGGGCGATAGTGATGCTTTGCACCGCGCGCTGAAAATCTCCCTCCATCCACTCGATAGACTTAGTGTATTTTTCTTTTGTGTCCGATAGAAGGTCAATGCTCTCGACGTTGATATTGTCGAGCGTCTGAATCATGCCAGCCGCAAGGTCTTTGTAACGCTGATCGGCTGCAGCCTGTGCAAAGCGCCACTCAACTGGGATTTTGTCGGGGTCGAACACAAAGCCGCCCGCGCGCTTGCTCATCTTGCCGCCAAGGTCACGGATGCGCTTGCTTAGGCGCGCATTGAAGTTGCCCTTGATGACACCACTATCAATGAACAGGTCGCCGCTGCGGATAGCCTCGGCCAGCGGGTCAGCCGCGTTGCCATATTCATTGTTGCGGGTAAGCGTCTCCATCATGGGCCGATAGATAAGCTCATCGAAGATTTGCATGATCTCGGCCTCAATAGGCGCAAAATACTTCAGCTTGAGCGGAATGGTGACGCGCTTCATTTCGTTCTCGGTGTGTCTTTGGCATCACCGCCACCGTCTTGCACTGTGAAGTCGCCATTGACGGGCGGCAGGGCATCGGTCGTCTCATCAAGCTCAACCGGCAAAAGGCTGTTCTTGTTGATGCTCTCTTTGGCCTCTTGCGCGGTCGCCAGGCCAGAGGTGAAGCTCGACATGGTACGGTTGAATTGCTTGTCCTTGACATCTTCCTCTTCAACCGCGTTGAGAATGCGAAGCGGACTCCATTCGATTGTGAGGTCTTCAGGGATAAAGCCGAACAGCTTTTGGCAGCACAGGGCAATTGCATCAACCAAGATGAACTTGACCTTATTGCGAACCTCACTCCGAATCATCGCGTTATAGTTCTCGATGTCATCCTCGCCAGAGTTGAAGCCAGCCGCGCTAATTCCGAAGAGCTTGGTGATCGGCATCTTGAGATCAGCCGCAACGCCTTGGCGAATCTGGGTAAGAACTTCAGCAAGGCCGGTGAAGGTGATTTGCTTCTGGGCATAATCGTCTTCGGCGTCCATGGTGATGGCGTTGTTATAGTTCTTGATGCTGTTGGCGTGGCTAATGCGCTTTGACACATCGGCGGTGCCTTTGGCCGAGATAAGCGCCGCGTTGAAGCCCTTGATTTTATAAACGTCAATTTTGGCCTCATCGAGCAGCTCGAAGATGACATCTTGGTTCTTGAGATATTGGTTGATTGAGCGAACGACGCGCTCCATCTCGCTCATGCCCCAGCCGCGCAGGCTAGGGCGCAAGAATGACGGTGCCTCTTTTCCCTTGAACACCATGACGCGCGATTGATGAATGCGGTATCCGTAATAGTTATAATACTTGCCCGACTGCGCGCCCAATGCACCACCGACTTGGGTGTTGGCATTGATGTTCATCTCGTTTGAATATAGCTCCCACATATCACATGACCGCAGTTCGAACGGGCTGTCTTCGGTGATCTTCTTGATGTCGAGCGGCTCATCGGCCTTCTGGTCTGTCAGGATAATGATTGCACCACCGCCAAAGAGGCGACCCCATTTGACCGATTGCATGACCGAGTCAACAACGCGGGTGCGCTCCATGTAAATCTCGAGCTTCTCAATGTCGGCAGCGTCAAGCTCGCCCGTCTTGATCTCGAAGCCGGGGCTGAATGCGTCGTCAACCGGCTGGTCAACAAGGGTCTGCACAATGCCGTGCTCGACATAGAGCTGGGAAAGCAACTGACGGAAGTTTGAGATGAGATAGCCGCGCAGGTTAATCTGCAGAGTGGTGGTCTGTGAAAGCTGTGCGCCATTCATGAAAGAATGACCGGTCAAGGTCGAAACCAACTCGCCCAATGAATTATTGATCTCTGTGGTCATTGCTCTCACCTCTTAGGGGGCGTTAAATTCTCGTCCGACAGTAACACAAAAGGCCGCCAGCCGCCAAGTTGCTCATTAGAGCACGTCCAAGATTGACACGTCGGACTTAATATAGTCGGCCAAGGCATAGCGCAAGGCGTCGATATAATGGTTCCATTTATCAATGATAATGGGCAAAATCTCCTTGGTGTTCTTGTCCACCTTGTAGGAATATTTCTTCAATTCCTCAATAAGATGCACGCAACGCGGATGCACGATGATCTTGTTGAAAGACCGCAGGTATTCGACGCCATCCTCAACGCTGCCTTCCCACTTGGGCGCGCCGTCGATGTTGATTGAGCTTTTGCGAACGTGGCTAATGGTCTCTGGTCGGCTGCTGTCACCGTACCAATGCCAGCTCGTCGCGCCGGGAATGATTTTCATGTGAGTGCCGAGGTCATCAAGCTCAATGTGATAGCCGCCTGACTCGTAATCGACATAAAGGTTGGTCTCGCCTTCTTCAATCATGATAAAGGCGCGCACAAAGGCGGCAGGGTCATCGGCAAAGCCCCAATCAGCACCAAGGAAGAAGCGCGATTGATAGATATTATCATGATGCGGCGTCTCGAATGCTTGCTCGACCCACTTGCCATGAAAGACGATTTGGTCAGCGCGGCCAACTGCAAGGCCCATATATTCATGATCGTATTCAAGCGGCTCTTTGATGCGTAGGGCTTCAGCGTCGGCGATGAACTTGGGGCCAAGCCACTCGGGCGGCACATCAAGATAGGTTGAATGGTGAATGTAGCGGCCTGGCGTTTCCATGTCGCATTCTTTATTGACCCATGAGGCTGGGTCATTGGGCGGGTTGTAGGTGATGAACTCGACAAAGACCTGCCCACCGCGCAAGACCGACTGCCCGACGTTGCGAATCTCGGCCATTCCATTGAACTCGGCAGCCTCTTCAAACCACAGGAACTTGAAATAGCCCTTCTTGATTTTGATGGATTTTAGCTTCAGCGGGTCATCGAGACCCTTCATGATAATCTTCTGGCCGGTGGGCTTGTAGGTGATGACGGCAGGCGACGTGGTGTGAGTGAAGGCATCGCCAACACCGAGCACACCGATTGCCCATAGCAAAGTCTCCATGACGCTGTTGCGGATTGTGTCGCCAACCTTGCGCGAGACGAGAGCATTGGCCTTCTTGTCGGCGATGATGCCCAGAATGATCTCGATGGCAACAAAGCTCGACTTGGTGCTGCCTCGACCGCCCTTGAGCCAGAACGTGCTGTGGGTGCCGCGCTTAATGGCGTTATGCACAGGGTAAAAAGCTGGCGCGATGTTATTGGTGAGGTTAACCCGGGATATCATCGACAATTTGGATTTGCAGCGGTTGACCGTCTGCCCCCGTGTGTTCGTGCTTGTCGGTGAAGAGCTTCAGGTGGCGGCCATACAGCTCGAGACCCTTGGCCTTATCCGCAAACTTGATGACAAAATTGCCTTGCTTGTCCCATTGCCAACCAATGATCGCGCGGCGCAAATCTTCCGGCAAGTCCTTGAGCTGTTCGGGGCCAGTGATTTTTTTGCCGTCAGGTGTGAGCACCTCGGTCAAATCATAGAAGGCGATTCGCTCGATTTCCCGCAACACGCGGTCGGCTGTGATTTTGGTGCGGCCCATACGTTCGGCCTGAAGCTCGTTAATCTTTTTTTGCACCAAAGGTTTGCTAAGGTTTTCGGAGCCGATGGCCTGTGCCGTAGCCTCGCTATATCCCGCCCGAATTGCGGCCTGAGTCGCGTTCAGGTCGATGAGGTATTCTAGGCAAAAAGCCTCTTGCTTGGGGGTAAGTTTGTTAACGTCTTCCATTTCCCATTAATGCCACAGGCTGACGGGTGGCGCAATGGTTAATAAAATCTGTCACACGTCCCGCGTCTTGCGTAGGAATCTGTGTACCTTACAGCTTTATTATATTACCGTATATTATATATATTATACTATACCCTTCTTCTATTTCTTTTTTAATAAAAGAAGAAAAGACAAGTGACAACACCATACAAGCAATTGTTAATATTGATAAAAACAGTGTCACGGATTTGTCACATCTTATATGTGACATGTGCCTATTTAAGGCTTTTTTGTGTCAAATAACTTAATAACAAAAAAGTACAAAAATATAATATTCACCATTGACTAAATTTGATTGTTAATTAATATAGCGCGAGTTAACCATGCGAGGATATATTATTATGAAACCATGCATCAATGTTTCGGTCTTAATCTCAATCGAGAATATGCTTGAGATTGAAAAGTTAATGGAAAAGACCAAAACTCGCAAATCTGACATGCTGCGCCGCATTATTGAGGTCGGCCTGCCGGTCGTCAAAAAAGAGGCTTCTGACCTGCCGCCTCTATAGGTGAAGCTGTGCAAGAGTTCATTAACGAGTTCATCGAGGCCATGCGGGCCGCTGGGTGTGCGCCAATGCACCCCGGCGAGATCAAGGCCGACGACAAGCGCAACCGGTTCACCGTTGACGGCGACCGTGGCAAATCGCGCACAGGTGTCTACCAGCTTAAAATCGAGGATGGATTTGCGGTTGGCTGGTTCAGGTCATACCGGGCCGGTGACACTCATTCATGGCACAGCAAGGCGACTCGCAAATTCAGCGAGGCCGAGAAGGCGGCATGGGCTGAGAAGGTGCGGGCATCAAAGGCCGCTGCAGCCGCGCGGGAAGAGGCCGAGGCCGAGGCGGCAGCCGTCAAGGCTCAAGCACTTTGGGAGCGCGCCAAGCCAGCTACAGGCACACCCTACACCGATCGCAAGGGCATCAAGCCCATGGGCGCGCGCCAGTCGGGCGATTTGCTATATGTTCCTATCCGCAAAGGCAAGAGACTCGTAAGCCTGCAATTTATCAGCCCGGACGGGTCAAAGCGGTTCATCACAAACGGGGCCATCTCGGGCGGCTATTGCGCGCTGGCTGAAGATGGCGACAACTTCGACATCATCATCATTTGCGAGGGTTACGCCACAGGCCTGACACTGCGCGAGGCAACCGGCTTTCCGGTGGTGGTGGCCTTCAACGCGGGCAATTTGGGCGCCGCTGCAAAAGAGATCAAGGCGGCGCGGCGCGGGTCGGTGCTCATTATCGCGGCTGATAATGATGCGTGGGTATTTCGGCCTGGTGCAAAACCTGAAGGAGTGAACGCCAGTGAGATTAAGGGCGACGACCCTAAGTGGCATGAGTGGGGTCAAGCAAATCGTCTTTATAATGTTGGAGTCGAAAAGGCGCGAGAAGCTGCAGCAAAAGCTGGTGGTTGTTTTGTTGCTGTTCCCGAATTTAAGTTGACTAAAAATGAATAGCCTTCAAAATAAAAGCGGGTTGGAGATGTTTGAGCATCTTACCAACCCTAACCTTAGACGCATGGTGGTGCGAATGGCTATTCCAAACCTAAAACAAAAGATATTTTCCAGCAACACTAATCCTCATTGGAATAGGGCGCGCGCGAAAGCACTTGGAGAGAAGTCATATTTTACCGGTAAGCCATGCTCAAAAGGCCATGTCTCTTTAAGGACAACAACGACTGGGCAGTGCAAGGAATGTCGGAAGATTTTTTATGAGGAAAATAAAGAGTCAGCTTTTATTCAAGCGAAAGAATGGGGCAAGCGAAACCCTGATAAACTTCGTTCCATCAGAAGAAACACGACCAGAAAACGCAAAGCTCGTTTGGTTAATGCTGAAGGCTCTCACACCCAAAAGCAGATTTTAGAATTGCTTAAAAAGCAACGTTATAAGTGCATGAATTGTGGTCTGTCAGTCAAAGACAGCTATCATGTAGATCACATCATGCCTTTGAAAAAAGGCGGCTCTAATTATATCAAAAACATTCAGATACTATGCCCATCATGCAATGTTCATAAGCAGGCAAAAGACCCTATTAAATGGGCGCAAGAAAACGGCAGGCTTCTATGATGGATAAACCTACAGACTTTAATGATTTGCACCAAATATATGGCATTGAAGAGGTGCGTCGGCAGATCGGCGCGCTGGTGGAGCGCATTAAGCGGCTTAATCAGCCAGAGGACTCGGTTGAGTATCCTGACGAAGAACAGCAATATGCCGAGCCGTATTTCACAGACACCACCGAAGAGCCGCCCGAGTGGTTAAATGAACTGCCACCACTTGAAGAATATGCCATCGAGTCGCGTGAGATAGTGCAGCTCTATAGCGAAGGCGATAAATCGCGCTCGCGTGCTCGGGCGGTTGATTGGCGCGAAAAGCTCTATGTGACCGACAAGGGCAAAATCGACCCGGGCAATCTGGGCAACGCAGTGCTCTTCATCGAGAACGACCCTCAGTTGAGCAATATTTTTTGCTATGATGAGTTTTCATCGTGCAAGACGGTCTATCAATGCCCGCCATGGGAAAAGCCGGAGACCTTCAAGCCCCGCGCCATGGCCGACAGCGACATCACACACCTCACCATTCACCTTGAGCAGCGCGGCATCAAGCAAAACATCGGCACCGTGGGGCGGCTGTTAGATGCGGTCATCAAGAGCCGCCCGCTCAATCCGGCTGTTGAGTATTTCACGCGGTTAAAGTGGGACGGGGTTAAGCGCCTAGACACATGGCTCATCGACTATTGCGGCGCGACGGCAGACGACCCGCGCTATGTCAAAGCGGTGGGGCGCAAGTGGCTATGCGGTGCGGTCAAGCGCGTGATCGAGCCGGGTTGCAAGTTTGACTATATGCTCATCTTTGAAGGGCCGCAGGGTCTCAAGAAGAGCACCATGCTTGAAGAGCTGGCGACAATTTGCGGCCAACGCTATTTCGACGACACCATCAAGGCCACTGACCTCGGCCTCGACAAGACGGTGCCTAAGCTGCAGGGCCGCCTCATCATTGAGATTGGTGAGTTGAGCGGCATCGACAAGGCCGACGTGAACGAGTTCAAGAATCAGATCACCATTAAAATCGACCGCCTCACCCTAAAATATCACAATGAGGCAAGCGAGTTCCCGCGCAAATTTGTCTTGGCTGGGACATTCAACCCGCGCGGTGCTGGCTATCTTGACGACCCCACAGGTGGCCGACGCTTCTGGCCTGTGCTGTGCTCGGCCATGGTTGACGGCAAGCTCGACATCGAGGGGCTTAAAAAGGTCAAAGAGCAACTCTGGGCCGAGGCCAAGGCAGCGGTTGAAGCAAATGAAGAGCTTTACCTTCAACCCGAGATCGAGGCGCTGGCACTGGGCGCACAGAAAGACCGCAGCAGCGAGCACCCATGGGAGAGCGACATTGAGGGCATGTGTCTGGGCATGAAGAGCATCTCAATGAAAGACATTTGGACTGGCCTCAAGATCGACGACCGCACCAAGCGCAGCAAGAAGGCATATGCTGACATTAGCGACATCATGACAAAGCTTGGGTATGAGAACAAGCAGGTTCGCAATGGTGGCGAGCGTGAGCGCCTGTGGGTCAAAAAGCCAAAGGTTGAGGAGATAAAAATTGACTGACTTGTTGCCTGAAGTGTCGCTGTGGGACTGGCAATATGACCTCAATAATCAGTGCACCCAAGCCATGCGCGAGGGTCACAAGCATGTGCTCATGCAATCACCAACCGGCAGCGGCAAGAGCCGCATGGCCTCGGCGCAAATCGTCAAAGCCTATAACAAGGGCTGGCCGGTGGCCTTTGTGGTGCCGCGCCGCGAGCTGGTCTATCAAATGAGCGACCACTTCACCAAGTTTGGCCTTGAGCATAGCTTTGTGGTGGATAAATACCCATTCAACCCATACCGGCGCCTGCACATATGCACGCCCGGCACACTCATCAACCGGCTGGGCGACATCAACCCGAGACTAATATTCTGGGATGAGACTCATATTGGTGGGGCGACGCTTGATGAGCTTATGCGACACTTCTGGGAGGCCTTCTTTGTTGGGCTGACCGCAACGCCTGGTCGCCACGACGGGCGCGGCCTTAACCGCTATTACAGCATTATGGTCAAGGGGCCACAGATCAAGTGGCTCATCGAGCAGGGCAACCTGTCTGGCTTCAAACTATTTGGGGCTGACACGCCGGACTATAGCAAGCTGCGGCGCGTGGCGGGCGACTATCACAAGGGCGACATGAGCGAGTTCATGGCGCAAAGCCGCGTGCTGGTCGGCCATGCGGTTGACCAATACATCAAGACCGCCAGCGGCAAGCGCAACATTTGCTTCTGCTTTGACAAGCGCAATAGCGAGCTAACCAACGAGCTATTCAAAGAGCGCGGCATTCCCTCGGCCTGTGTGGACGACAAGACGCCGGACGACGAGCGCAAGCGTATCTTCAAGGCACTGGCGCGGCGTGAGTTATTCAATGTCTGTTCGGTGGATTTAATTACCACAGGCTTTGACCTATCGGCTGCGGCTGGTATGGATTGCACAGTTGAGAGCATGAGCGACCTTGCCAGCACGGCCAGCCTGCCCAAGCAAATGCAAAAATGGGGGCGCACGCTGCGGGCCAAGCCATTCGACGCCATCATCAATGACCATGTGGGCAACTCCTATGGCCTCGACAAGCATGGCAACATCGCCATCAAGCACGGTATGCCGGACGCCGAGCGCCATTGGTCACTGCTGGCTGACAAAGAGACTGGCGACATTGAGAAGGCGACACCAACGCGGCAGTGCAAGGGCTGTGGCATGTGGGAGTATCCTAAACCCGTCTGCAGCTTCTGTGGCCTCACTCACCCTGTGCAG